GATCTCGCTGGCGGCATGAAGCTTGCCAACGAGACCAGTTTCTTAGAGCATATGCGTTCCGTTGGACTTTGTGGATTGTCCATGGCGGCGGGCATTCCCATACTCCAGGAATACTATGAGTGGGCAGTTGCCCATGGCAAGACCGGCAAGTTCGATTTTAAGGAACTGGGTGGGGTCGGGTGGCAGTACCGGTTGCAAGTAGCCGCGGGTCACAGTCCGCGTAGCTTGCCTGTCACAACCGAGACGCGTTTGAGCTTTGAACGCGCCTTCGGCATTGCACCCCACACCCAGCTCGATTTGGAAGAGACAATCAGGAGCATGTCTCTTAGCCGCCAAAGCGATCCCCATATTTTACCCACGCCTTTTGAACCCAATTTTAAATAATGGCACCAGCGAAGAAGGCCCGAAGGGCTCGCAAGAGCCCAAAACAGAAAACCATCCGTGTTGTTAAGTCCGATGCCGTCGATTACCATGGCGCGTTGGCAGCCCGCATGTTTTACGATCCGTGCGGTGCTGATCTCGGTGAGACTGTTTACCCTGGTGACCGAGGGTACGTTAGCAGGTTCGTTCAAAACGTCAGTGCCGGCGCTGCAGCCAGCCAAACTGTAGTCGCTTGTATCTTCAAGCCCGGCAATGGTGTCGGTAGCATCAACGCCGGCGCTTTCGGCCCTAGTACCCTCACATTAGCCTATGGCAACAATTCAATGCCTGGCGCGGGGTTTCTTGTTGCTAATGCCAACAAGTTTCGCTGCGCTGGGTATTGCGTGACGGTCCGACCGATTGCGTCTCCCAATGTCTGTACTGGGACCATTCATTTTGGAGTGGTTTCAGCATCGGCACTCGCATCAGGCACCACAACGTATGACACTTTGATTTCATATTGCACTGAATCAGTGGCTGCATCTACCGCGTTGATGCAGCCCCTGGACGTTAAATGGAGCCCTGGCACGTTTGATGACAGGTATTCTCCTACGACCACTGCTGACGATGACACTGACCGGAATGTAATATTAATTTGCGCCACTGGGCTGCCGGCCGCTACGGGCCTGCAGTTCAGAATGACGGCCATCTACGAATGGGTTCCTTTCATATCCCTTGGCATAGTCAACGACAGTACTCAGGTCAAGTCTAGCGTCTGTGACAAGGAGTGTATATTGAGGGAACTCAAACGGAAGGACATTAACTGGTGGTGGTCGCTTGGTCGCAAGACTCTAAAAGTGGCCTCCGCCGTCGCGACGTCAGCAGCCACGGCTGGACTTCCTGGCGTCATGGGCACTGTGATGAATTTCATGAAATAATGCTGGAATTTAAATTCTTTGGTAAGAGCAGGCACCTACGCCTCTATGCGTGGCCAACGCGCTACACGCGTCAAGCATCCTACGGGGGTCCGGTTGGGGAGCCGGTACTTGGCGATGTGTTAACAAGGCGCGGTTCCATACTTC